TGATTTTAAAATTTTTCCTCATGCAGGATATTTTAGTATGTTATGGCTAGATTCATTTCGTATGATTGGAATGCAAAATCCTGGATTTAAAACTAATACTTTTATTTGTAATTTTTTTGAAGAAGGATTAACTTTTAATTATGCTACACCTTCACAACCAGCAGAAACTCCACCTGATGAAGACCCATCAAGTGATGCTAAAATTACGGAATTAGCTAAATTAAATCCACAAAAAGGTGGAAGACGTACTTATCGTAAGAAAAAGTTACATAAACGTAAAACAATAAAACGTAGATAAAAAGTATTTGAAAATATATAATGAAAGAACAAATAATTTCATACTTGAAAGATAGTATAATTTCAAGTATAAAATTTTTATATTGTTGGTTAACTACAGATGGTGAAGTTCTTGGTTATATTCTAGGTGTTATACATGTTACATTAGTTGTTACATTATCTATAGCAGGTATACTTGCTCATACTGTTTATCCTGCACTGTGGTTTAAAGTATTTGTATTTGCTTGGATGTTTGTTACGTGTTTACAACATATTTTTTTAAGAGTATGTGTATTTACAGTTGCGGAAGAAAAGCTAACAAATATGATAGCACCATCAAATATATTTATTTTCTATATTATTCAAAAAGTATTAAATATACAAATTCCAGATATTCTTACTATATTTGTATTATGTGAAACTATAATTGTAAGTTGTTTTGGTTTAGAATTATTATCTTATTTTTCACTCTATATTTTTAGTCTTTGTGGAATACAATTATAATGTGTTTTTCTTCAGAGGTAAGTTTACTAACACTTTTAATTGGATTAACTGGTTCATTATTAGTTTGGAATTTAGGAACAAATTCTGATAAAATTATTTCAGGTTATTTAGGATATGTATCTTTAATGCAATTAACTGAATATTTATTATGGAATTATCAAAAATGTGATGATTTTCATAAAAATATTTCTATTTCTGGAATGATACTTAATGTATTACAACCAGTAGTTCTTGGTATTTTAGTTTTAGTTTTGAGTCCTAGACAAATATATAAAATATTAATTTATATTATATTATTTGTTTACATTTCTATAACATTTGGATGGTATGTTCAACAATATACTTCAGATTTACAATGTACAAATCCAAGAAAAGACGATCCACATCTTGTTTGGAATTGGACAATTTTAAAAGATTATGAAATTGGTTGGTTTGGATATATAGTAACATCTATGTTAATTTCTATTTTAGGTATGCCAACATTAAATTCTGGAATATTTTTAGCACTAGGATTATTAATTTCAATGTTAATAAGCATTATAGTATATCCACGTCAAAATATGGGTGCTTTATGGTGTTTCTTTTCTGCTTTTGGACCAATAGGATATTATATGCTGAGAATAAGTCGCGTTATAAAATAATATGTTCCATCGTCATCCTATTTATTTTTTCACGCATATAATATTAGGATTTTTAGGATATTGGTATCCAGAAATTCTGTATGGAACTTTAGGATATCAATTTCTTCAATATTTTTTAATGTTCGTGTATTTATGTTTGAAATGTCTTTGAAAGAAGGTAATTCATTAGAACATACACTTATTAAATTAAGTGAAGTTTTTGTTGGTTATTTAATAGCTATGCTGTGCAAGGCATCAAACATAATTTAATTTCACCTAAATTTGCAACAACATATCTGAACATTATAAACCAACCATTTTTCATATGAATTTCCAAGTTATTACATAAATTAGTACATTTAGTAAAAAGACCTAAATGCATTAAAGAAAAATTTCCTGAAACAATTTCATCGCCAGTATGTTTAGTAATATTAAATTCAGTTTCACCATCACCCATTGTAGTTGTACGTGAAGCAAAATGTCCTTTACATGAAAAAGTTAATGATGAACCAACATTAGTAATTTCTACTGTTTTAGCAGAAAGTAAAGTCATATCTCTACATAACTTTTGAAAATCCATTGAAGGCATCATAATACGTGTAGAAAATTCAGTATCAGGTAATTTAATTGCAGGTTCATCACGATCTAATAAATTTAACTTATATTTATGGACTTGTTTCTTTTCGGAATTTTCCATAATTATACATAAAGAATTCAAATCTTCTTGGTCAACTTGAAATGTAATTGTATCATCATTTACGGCAGTTCTAATAATTCTATGTAAATGATCAGTATTAATACCAATAATAAATTTAGGTGTTCCTTTATTATACGTATATTTCTCAAACTTATCAGCATGTAATAGAAGATGAACTAAGACAGTCCGAGTATTATCCATAGCAATCATACGAATACCATCTTTATCAAAAATCAAAGACATTTCTACCAAAATAGAACGCAAAGCTTCAACTAGAGTTCGGATAGCACCAGTTTGAACAGTTTTTGCTTCGACTGCTAGCATTTTTATTTTTAAAGGAGTTGTTCGTGTAAGTTTCAAAAACGCATTTATAAAAAACGAATTATAAATTTAAAATTGATTTAAAATAAAAAACTCAAAATGTCATGGCCTTTTAAAGATTATGACTTTTATGGTAATAGATATGTCAATATTAAAGATCCAGATTCTGAATTTGGAGAAATATCATGGTATGATCGAAATATGCATGGTAAACCTACAGAATGTAAAATTTGTATTGAAGCAGAAAATGAGTGTTTTACCAAATATGCTCATCCAAAAGCACATTTAGAAGCACATGTAGAAGCAAATAAAATTGCCGAATCATTAGCTCTTAAAGATACTACAACTGATTATCTCGATTATTATACTTTTCATTATGCAAGAGAATATCAAAAAACATATAAAGAATTTTATAAATTTTATAAACAAGAATATAATGTAATTTTATTAACTTCTATTCAAAAAGATGATAAAATTTGTGATTATCATTTAGAATCTATACAATATATGAAATAATTTAATAATTTATTTACGATTTTTCATGGTTGTGTGTCTTTTTACAGAAACAATACGACCATATTTGTTTTTCATTAAGTCATCTTTAGTTAATCCACCTGGAGTTTTTTCTGCAGAACCATTCCATACCATTCTTCTTGAACCTTTTTTCATAGTTTGTTGAGGCATTTTATATTATTTATTTAAAATAAAATGTATTTATGGACATCATGGTATAAAATAGAAGAAGAACATGAAAAAGAAGTTTTGAGATCTATTAAATTAAATTTAGAAAATCCTTTCATTACAAAATTAAATTTATTATGTGAAATTCCTTTTTTATATAAACATCCTAAACTTGAATGTATACCTATTTCCGAAAGACCAACATATCAAACTTTTTTAGATTTGTATGATTTTAATAATATAAATATTCTTATAAATTCAGATATTGTTTTAGATTATAATACAACATATTTAATTCAAAGAATTCCTCCAAATTCTGCATATTGTTTAACAAGATATCAATTAATAAATAATTATAATTTACCTTTAGAACAATGGAAATGTCTTTTTTATAAACCAGGACATGCAGCAGTTACTCAAGATGCATGGATAATTTATAAACCATTAAATCTTATAAATTGTCAAGATATTTTAATGGGTGTTTTAGGATGTGAAAATAGATTTTCATTATGTCTTTATAATTCTGGACTTACAATATCTAATCCTTCATATTCAATAAAAATATTTCATAACCATTTATCTGAAAAACGCAATTATACAGAATCATATCATGATAAATATCCAGGTTTAGCTATTTTTCCAACTTCTCTAGAAAATAAATTTAGTTTATTTAAAAAAACACCATCTAAAACATTATTATATGCAGAATTAATACCAAGTGCAGCAAATGGTAAACCAGATAGTTATAAATTTATTTAAGTAAATTAAAAAAAATTATTCAAATCTTTTCTGAGATCTGAATAATTTTTGTATTAATATAGTTTATATTAAGAAATATTATAGGTCTCTAGTTGGAGTATGCTAAACCGCCCATTCCAGACATTACACGAAGAACGTTGTAATTTAGTGCGTATACGCGGACTTGAGCAGTGCGTGCACCAATTACGGTGTTTAAGGATACAGATAATTGAAGAGTGGCTTTGTCAATACGAGAAAAGTTACAAGAGCCAGAAGGTTGATGTTCTTCAGGGCGGAGAGCAAAAGAATAAACGTTGATACCAGTGGAAGGGCAACGAGAGTGGTGTTGGTAAGGTTGTACTTTGTCGAAATAAGAGCCTTCGCGTTCCGTGAAACGATCTTGACCATTTAATTGAAGTTTGGCAACTTCTACGGGATTCTTGCCTTCGCAACGAATACCAGAATCTAAAATTACTTTGGCAAGTAAGTAATTGACACCAGTATCGAAGTCTGCAAATTGACCAGCAGAACCTGATACACCAACTTGACCAGGTTGAGCACCAGTTCCTAGAGAAACTTGAGCAGAAGCACCACCAGAACCACTTGTATAAGAGTCACCAAGAACCATGGTTGCTCCAGGAGTAGTTACAGAAGAACCAGTAGCTAATAAAGACATGATGATACCTTCCGTGGAGAAATCATCAGAATAGTTAAAAGGTTGTTGGCCACCTACAGTAGCAGTCCAAGGTTGGAAAGAGCAATCTACGAAAGAATCACGTTGTACTACCCATTGAAGTTCTTTTACAGGGTGATTAAAGTTGAGTTGAATCTTGTTAGAAGAAGAAGTAATAGATTCAGCACCAGTGTATTGCACTTGTTCAATGAGGTATTCATGGGATTGTTGTGCAAAACGACGACGTTCTTCAGTGTCAAGATATACATAGTCAATGTAGATAGATGCAGCAGCTAGGGAAAGTGCATCGGGGCGTACAGGTACACCATCAGCAGCTTCAGAATATACGCAGTTTTCCCAAATTTCAAAGTCTACGTTAATACGTACTTCGTGATATTGAAGAGCAATTAGGGGAATGGCAAGACCAGGATTGCGGCAGAACCAGAATTGAAGAGGTACATATAAAGTCTTCATGGGAGTACCTGCACGAGACATACAAGATACAGTAGTTTCAGAACCACTGCAAGTTCCATCAAGTTGAAGAGCACCAGATTGTTTGAGTAAGACTAAGTCGTGGGTGTTACCAAGAAGAGAATCAAGAGATTTTACTACACCAGCTTCAGTAGATAATTGAGTCCAGATTTGCATCCAATCACCATATTGACGATCAATACGTTGACCACCAATTTCAAGTTCTACTTGTTTAATTAAGCGGTGACCAATGTAATTTACCCAACGGAAAGCAGATAAATTAGAAGAACCAGACTTTGCAGGGGCAGAACCACCAAGTTGTACTTGAGGAAGTACTACAGCAAGATAAGTCTTGTACATTAAATCCGCATTACGATTAATTACTGCAGTTACACGTTTACCAAAATCAGCTTGACCGTTAAACGTTACTTCAATAGATTCCATGGCAAAGTTAGTGTGACGTTTGTAAAGAATTTTCCAGAAAGTAATCTGGGGATTACCGGAAATGTAAATATCTTGTGCACCATAAGATACAAGTTGCATTAAACCGCCACCCATGTTGTTATACTATTATAAAAGAAAATTTTTTTAGAAATGTTCAACGAGCTCGTCTACTTTTAGAAATGATAAAATAATATTTGCAATTCTGTAAAATGGACCCAATTCTCTTTATGTTTTTACGTTCATTAGTAATTTTTGTAACTCTAGTATGGGGATTTCAATGGACTCTGAAAAATGCTTATTGGGTAGCTATTGTTCATGATACTATATCTTTATTATTAATTTAGTTTGTAGAACCAAATCCACCAGAACCACGATTGTCAGGAGGTTGAGGAAGTTCATCTACAGAATTTACAAGAACAATTCTATTCCATGGAAGACATGAATGTTGACATAGTTGGAATAGACGCGTTCCTTGAGAAATTTTATAAATTCCGTCATGCAAAACATCAGTTTTTGCTTTGAGTTCACCACGATAACCCGCATCAATTAGTCCTATAGAATTTGCTAGTCTAAATGGTGTGGAAGAAATTGATGAACGAGGAAGAAGAAGACATGGCAAAGGACTTCCATTCATATCTGTAGCAGCAACACGAACATCAAACTCGAATGTATATTGGTCTTCCAAAATAATTGTATTATCCAAAAGAGGAATATCAAATCCAGAATCAGTATATCTATGTCTACAAATTTGTTCATAAATCATATTTTTCAAAAGAGGATTAGGAGTGTAAATATGTAGCATTTTTATTATGATGTTAATTACATTAAAGTCTTTTGTTGATAAATTAATACTATAGAAAGAGCACCTAAAATATGAATTCCAATTAATATTAAAGATTCTACTAAGTCTAATCTTTTTAAAAGTAATTGTGCAATAACACTTATAGGTGTGAAATGTCCGTCTAATTCGGATGTTTTTGCAATATATAAAACAATAGTATGTGCAAGCCCAACTAAGATAGGATTTTCATTCGTAAATATTAAGGCAAAACAAATAACTAAAGAACCCATATATTCTAATAAATATTGATTCATTTATTCATATAAAATTATTTAATCTTCTATTAAAAAATGTGTCTTTATCTTCATTAAAATATTTTTCATTTTCTTGATATAATAAATCAGAAGTAGTTTTAGTTATTATAGGATGTATATGTCTAATAATAACTTTATCAAAATAAATCTGTCTTCCTAAATTATTAGCAACTTCCGTAAATTCATTATCACACCAAAGAGATTTATATGCAGGATGATAAATATATCCGAATCTTTCATAATATTTGCGTCCTAGAATACATAAAGTATTTAAATTATGTTTTTGAAAACCATCATTAAACCATAAAACACCATCTGTATCAGGAAAATTTGCACACATTTTTTCACGAATTAATTCATCATATCCAGGATATTCAGGAATCATATCATCTGAAGCTAATAAAAGAATATCATATTCACCTGCATGTTCCATATCACGATTTACAGCACCAATTTTTCCCATAGGTTCTCCAATACAAACTTGAGTTTGTGGGTGAATTTTTTGTAATTTTTCTACGAGTTCTTGATTTACAGTTAGATCATCAGAATCTAATGAAATAATACTTTTAATTTTCTCGGGATTTTTAGATAAAGAAATGTATTTTTCATATGCATATAAAAGTTTTGAGGGTCTTGATCTAGAAGGAAATTTTATAAGAATCATTTACTTATTCTTAATTAAAAATAAGTAAATGATTGCTTCTCGTTCATTTCTTTTTATGTGTGACCATCATATTGAAAATCCGGAATCTGAATCACGTCGTATTCCTACCACATTTCCACAAAAAGCAGGTGAATCTATATATATTCATCCAACAGCCTTAAAATTTTTTTTATATCATTATTTACCTCATGTAAAATTTCCCTTTATTTTATTTTCTGGTGATTCGGATACTACAATTCCTAATGATGTTCCTGAATCTAAGCAAATTTTAAAAAATCCTTTATTAATAAAATGGTATTCACAAAATTGTACTGAACCTCAAGAAAAACTTTGTCAATTACCTATTGGTTTAGATTTTCATACTCTTGCAAGAGGAGCATATTCATGGGGACCACAACAATCTCTTGAGTCACAAGCACATGATCTTTTAGTTCTAGAATCTAAAAATATTACAAAACTATCAAAATGTTATGCTAATTTTCATTTTTTAATGAATACACGTTATGCTGGAGATAGACAACAAGCAATTCAACAAATTCCTCCTAATTTAGTATTTTATGAACCTACAAAAACTACAAGAATAATTTGTTGGAATAATATGATTCAATATAAATATGTTATTTCTCCACATGGTAATGGTTTAGATTGTCATAGAACATGGGAAGCTTTATTTTTAGGATGTATCCCTATTTTGAAAACATCGCCTTTAGATCCAATGTTTGCTGGTCTACCTGTATTAATTGTTACAAATTGGTCAGATATTACACAAGAACTTTTAGATACATTCAAACCAGATTATTCACAAATGCATAAATTATCACTTTCATATTGGAAGTAAATTATAAAAAAATGTGGTGCCCGAATGATAAAAAAGAATTTTTCCGAGTTCCTGGACAAATTATTCCTGAAGGTTCTGTAGGTAAATTACTAATTAAAACTATTCAAGAACCTTTAAAAAATATTGTTGAAATTGGAACATGGAATGGTCTTGGAAGTACAAAATGTTTTTTGTTAGGCTTGCAAGATTCTACTAGTTTCTATACATTGGAAACTAACCGGGAAAAAGTCGAAATTGCTAAGCAAAATTTATCTTCTTTAATAAGACCTAATGTTACATTTCTTTGGGGATCAATTTTAAGTCCTGAAGATATTGTAAATCCTGAATCTGTATTTCCAGAATTAGTAAATCCTGAATTTAAAAGATGGCATTCTTTAGATATGGAAAATATTTATAGTTCTCCAAATGTTCTTTCACAATTACCTGAAGAAATTGATTTTCTACTCTTAGATGGAGGAGAATTTACTACATGGTATGAATTTCAAATTTTGTTTCCTCGTTGTAAGAAATGGATCGCCCTAGATGATGTTTTAGTTTCCAAATGTAAAAAGATTCGTGAATATTTGAGAGGTCATGCATTGTGGTCAGAAACATATATTCAAGAACGTAATGGATTTTCATTATTTAGACATCTATAAATATAAATGATTATTGCTGGAACTGCACGTAATATTTCTCAATTTTGGGAATCTACTGAAAAATCTCTTCAAATTATATTTGATTCTTTACCTACATACAAATGTTTTATTATTGAATCTAATTCTCAAGATAATACTTTAGAACTTTTGAACAATTGGGCTGCAAAAGATTCTAGAAGAACTGTAGTATCTTTAGGATGGTTACAAGAACCTGTAAGAACACGCAGAATTGCTACATGCAGAAATAAATATATGGAATTAGCTGAACCTTATTTTTCAGAATTTCCTCATATAATAATGTTAGACTTAGATGATGCTTTAAAAATAGATTCAAATTTTAAAGAACAATTAGATACATGTTTTTCTAGAAATGATTGGGATGGATTGGGTTCTAATCGTCGAGGAAAATATTATGATATTTGGGCTTTACGCTCAAAAGTTCTTGGTATTACATATGATTGTTGGGAAATGGCTTCAAGAAACCCTGAACATATATTAACTCATGATGGATTTAGACATATAGACAATAGACACAAATATGTTTTTAGTCATCAAAAAGTTTATCCTGAAACTATGTCATGGATTTTAGTAGAATCTGCATTTGGTGGTCTTGCAATATATAAAACTGCAGTTATTAAAGGTAGAAGATATGTTGGAAATACGTGTGAACATGTTTCATTTAATCAAGGATTGCGTATGTATATTAATCCACGTTTAATCTCAGGAGGTGAAAGTCTTCAACATACATAAATGATTACAAGTAATTTTCAAGGAACACAATACAGACTTGCTAATAATTGGTATGGATTTATTCCTAAACTAGAAGGTCCTATACAATATTTAGAAATTGGGACATTTTATGGAGCAAACGTAATTTCTGTAAGCGAAACGTATGGAAAACATCTTGATTCAAAATTGTATTGCGTTGACCCATGGATTGATTATGAAGATTATCCAGAATATAAAGAAAAACAAGCTAGTATATTTGAAACATTTAGTAAGAATATTTCGAATACACCTTTACCTGAAAAATTTATTATAAATCGAGGGTTTTCAAATAATATTGTTCCAACATTTGAAGATGGAAAATTTGATATTATTTATATTGATGGAAATCATGAACCTGAATATGTTTTAGAAGATGCAGTATTATCATTCCGTAAATTAAAAATTGGAGGATATATGATTTTTGATGATTATGGTTGGGGTGGTCCAGACCTAACCAAACGAGGAATTGATGGATTCTTAAATGGTTATCATAAACGAATTAAAATTTTAGGTCATGCAAATACACAAGTATTTCTTCAGAAATTAAGATAATTATCCAAACACTAGACGAGGAACTATATGCATAGCTTCTAATTCTTGTGTCCACAATTTCATTGCATAAGGAATAGTTTTCATTTCAAATTCTGTTTGAACTCCACATGTTCCACATTCATATAGAGACGCATCACGATTTACAACAGCTAAAACACCACAATTTTTACAAAATCCGGTACTGAATGGGTCACTTACATCCATCAATCTTTCTTTTGTAAACATTGCTGTGCCATGGGACAACATACAATCACGTTCCATTTCTCCTACACGCAGACCACCATCACGTGCTCTACCTTCACAAGGTTGACGTGTTAAAGAAACTATAGGACCTTTAGATCTTGAATGCATTTTATCAACAACCATATGTTTCAATCTTTGATAGAAAGTAGGACCCATAAAGATTTCAGCTTCCATCATTTCACCGGTCTGTCCATTATACAAAATTTCATTTCCATATGGATGATAACCAAGTTTCAACATATGTTCACGTAAATCTTCAATTTTCAAATGTGTATATGGTGTTCCATCACCCATATTTCCAGTAGATGTACAAACTTTTCCAAACATTGTTTCCATTAATTGTGCAATTGTCATACGTGAAGGTACTGCATGTGGATTCATAATTAGGTCAGGTCTCAATCCTCCAGCAGTCATAGGCATATCTTCTTCAGGAAGAATAATACCACATGTACCTTTTTGTCCGTGACGTGATGAAAATTTATCACCAATTTCAGGTATACGTTCAGAAACTACACGAGTTTTAATGAAGGGGTAACCATCAGAATTTTTGTCTTGCCATACACCATCAACACGACATTGTTCTGAATTTTTATGTGTAGTTGAAGAATCTCTATAAGTATATCCATGAGCATCAGATTTCAAATTTGTTACTTTTCCAATTATAACATCATTTTCTTTAATTATAGAATTTAGTGCTGGCATACCATTTTCTTGTATTGCATCATAAGAAGTATTTTTAAATCCACGTGTATTTTCTCTTCTAGGCTTTGAAAACTTTTCTTCTTTTCCTGAAGCTACATTACGATGTTCTTCATCTTTATAAATTGTGTAGTACAAAGATCTGAACAAACCACGATCCAAAGCACCTTTATTCAAAATAACAGAATCTTCTTGATTATATCCTCCGTAAATTCCAATAGCAACAATTGCATTAAAACCAAAAGGCATTTCTTGAATTTTCATTACATTCATCATTCTAGTTTCTACTAATGGTCTCATAGGTGAACAAAGAACATAACCATTTTTATCAATTCTTTGTGCATAATTTTTTGCGTACAAACCAATAGCTTGCTTACCCATAGCAGATTGGTATGTATTACGAGGTGATTGATTATGATCACTCATAGGAATTGTACTAGCCATATGTCCAAGCATTAAAGAAGGATGAATTTCACAATGTGTATGAGTTTTTGTAAGATCTTTAGGAAACATACTAATTAGAACATTATCTGATTCAGCAGCATCAATATATTCAATATTATGTTGTACCCATGAATCCCAACCTTTTTTCTCAGGTGGTGGAAGAATTTTTCCTTCAGAAACTCTGAATAAAGGACGAACAATTCTACCAGAATCAGTTTCTATAGAAATATCATTTTTCAAAATATTCCATACAATACTTGAATGTGGATGTAAAATAAATTTTTGTTTAGCTTCTTTCAATTTCATATAAAGTTTTTCAGGTTCTTTTGTTGAACCCAATGTAACACCATTAACTGATACTAAAGTTCCTTCTGGCATTTTTGCACTTGTAATCCAATCAATATCTAGTAAATTCAAAACTACTAGTGAAGGTGTATGTTGTGATACTGAAGTCAACATACACAAAGATTTTACAATACCTACAGAATGTCCTTCTGGTGTTTCTACAGGACATACATATCCATATGAAGTTCCATGTAATTTACGTGGTGCTAGAAGTTTACCTGATTTTTCTACAGGAGTTTGAATTCTTCTAAGATGGCTTACAGTAGCAAGATAAGATAATCTATTCAAAACTTGTGAAACTCCAACTTTAGTTGCTGTAGAACCTGTAGTTGGACCAACACCTTGAACAGTAAAATTTCCTGTAGCCAAAGCTTGTTTTAATTTAGCTTCAATAGTTGAAACTTTCAAAATCTTATATAAATTATTAATGTTCAAAACATCCAAAGGTCTTCCAGATTTTTTCCATGTATCAATATTTACTTCATGAACAAATTTACCACGAAAATCTTTACATACTTTTTGAAATAGTTGTCGAAACAAATGGGTCAGCAAAGCACCAGTAGTAACTACACGTTTATTAGGATATGCATCACGGTCATCAGGTTTAATTTTTCCTTCAGTTGTCATAATAAGTCTTTGAATCATCAAAGAAATAATAATACAT